TGAATTGCTTCAGCACTTGATTGTTCCATGGTCAAAACCTTGGATTTCAAGTGAGCATGCAACATTTTAGCAATCGAATCCTCCTCGACAGGAGAACGAAACAAGCCTAATTCCTCATCCCAAACAGCAAAATGCTTCAAAAATGATGCACTCTGCAAAGGAATAAAAGGAACAGACTCTGCATCCTTGTCAGCCATAGTATATTTGATACTCACTTTGGCCAACTGTTCAGCAATTGCAGTATGATTGAAATCATCATAACCTTCTGCAACAGTCATAATGTTGTCATCTCCGTATGTCATAGCGGAGACCTTGCTTCCAAATACGGGTGTCTTCCACCATCCCTTCTCCTTGGCAATAGCATACCAACAGTAACGCAAATACAAAGAATTCACGAGACTGTTGATTACAACTGTCAAAGGATGTCCAGATGGGTTCGACCCCATAAATTGAACCAATGTTCCAAAATAATCATAAGTTGGATAAGAAATCTCTGTTGCGATACCACGCATAATAGTTAGATCATCCTCATCATAATTTCCACTCTTCTCTGCTAGCTTAATCAAAAGCTTAAAAGCAGCAAGCATAAACTGAGGACTCATACGTCCATCAAACTTGGCATAATCACCAGCAATAGCACGATCCCAACCGTGCTTACCAATATGTTGAAACAACTCAGTCCACTCAGGTGACTGAACAACCGTTCCAACAGCACATTCTGTGATTATCTTATTTCTCTGCACCAAAGCAGCAAGAGTAAGAAAATACTTACGAACCAACATAACAAAGGGCATATTTGCAGCAGCAAACACGCGAACTTTGTCCTTGGTTATCTTGGTTGGTTCATCCTTCAACGAAGCTTTGAAGATAGCATTAATCGACTTTCCAGCCAATAGTTGCTTCTCCATCCTTGCGATTTCCTCCAAAATCATCGGATCAACATCACGAGGACATGAAATGCCCTCAACCATGCGGTCTGATTTCTCCACGTATTGTGTCTTAGGTCCTTTACCAGGAAATCCAACTGAAGTTGTGAAATTCATAGCATTAAGCCCCAAAACACCATCCAAGCCTGCTAGATTGACATCATCACTAATCTTGCCTAGCTTGTCCAATTCCTCCTTAGGAATGGACATCAAGCGTGATTCATAATCAACCACAGCCTTCTGCAACAATGTGGAATCAAACTTAGTGGCAGTATCAACCTTACCACTAATGTCCAAAATTTTATGTCTGCGAGCAGCCATCTGCTTGGGTTTGTCATGCTTCTTATCAATCTTCATGACTTCCTTAACAACAGGCGAAATCACAGATGTAACAACAGAACTTGTATTATTAGCTCCATTGTACACTTGGGAATGAGCTCCATGAATGCGAATTTTAGCATTTGGTCCCAAGTCCCTAGTCGGACATTTTTCATGTGGCTTAGTCATAGGTCCGAATTCAACTCCCATACTCTTAGTCTCTAATGGAGTAGCAGAATGGGAAATCAAAATTCCGGGCCTCTGTGAAAGAGAATCAATGGCTTGATAAAGCTGTTTACGAGTTAAAACTCCGGCAGCTCCATTCAATCCTCTTCCAGCTAAATGATGACCAGCAATGAATGGCATTCCATTGACTTGCCCAATCAATGTCGCCATACACAAACCACCGAAGGTTGATTCAGGGAAACTATATTTGTATCCCTGAAAAATTCCTCCAGCAGTAGTTACCACACGTGATCTAATAGCAGTCATATTTGGGTACTTGACTAATTCACCATCGTTATTATAAATGGTAAAAGCAGTCACTTTCTTTCCTTCAGAAATATCCTTAGGATAGTACTCAACAATGTCACGATGCAACCCAGCACCAGGACACCACCAAACTGCAAAATCAGTTCCAGGAATCCTGATTGCTACCTTATTATCCAATGGCATGTTCTCAAAAGTATGTCCTCCAATTTTAGTCAAAGTGACATATTCAGTTTGAGATGTAACCATATGATTAGGTAACAACAGAATATTGCTTTGCAATGGCACAACATTGCAAAATTCACCTGTTCCCTTGACTACAGTCATCAGCTTGTTGCCAATCAACTGAGTAAGGTTCTCGCATGTGATAGTTCGAGACTTTTCACTCACACCAGCATCTCCAA